AAAAGAGTCGAAGATTATCTAAAAGGAGAGTGCATCAAGTTCGATGATTTACAGCAAAAAATCGACGAAGAAAAAAAGAGAGAATTTGAAGAGTCTCTTAAAAGGGGAGAATTAACCGATAAGCAAATCGATAAAGCAATCGATAAGATAGAGCAAAAAGAAAACACCGTCTCGGGAATAAGAGAATTGGATGTGGTAGTGGTAGATGACATTTCAAGGGTTCCGGTTAAATACTTAAAAGTCGATGAGGTATTGGCCAAGAAAGAATTAAAACTTGGACCAATCCCCGGAATGCATTTGGAGAAGAGAAAAACAATGGCAAATAATTTTTAATCATATGTCAAACATAACAGCACTAAAAGAATCAAGGATAGTAAAAGAAAAGGCAATGCTTGTCCAGAACGGATTTATTAACTCAAGGCAATTGCTTTACATGGCTCAAAAGACTCCGATCGAGGCGATTTATCGCAGACCGGGAAAAGGAGGAAAAACATTTACATACGTCAAAGCATGGTACGTAAAAAAGGTTCTAAACTACGTCTTCGGATGGTTATGGGACTTTCAGATTTTAGATAAAGGAAGAGAGCAAGACCAGGTATGGACTCAGGGAAAATTGACTATCAGAAACAAAAACGGAGAGATCATAATTATTAAGGAGCAATTCGGAAGAGCCGATATAAAGTTTTTAACCGAAAAGGTTTCTGTCGGAGAAAATATCGTATCGAAGAAAACGGATAGGATGGTTGACTACGGAAACGATTTGAAAGCAGCTGCCTCCGATGCCCTTAAAAAGTGTGCTTCCGAATTAGGAATCGCTTCCGATGTTTACAACCAGGAAGAGGATATTGAAATCGGGTTAAAGCCACTAAGCAAAAAAGAAGAAGCGAAAGAGGCCAAAAGACTTGTCGAGGACATTATCGCCGATATCAGAATATCTAAAAGCTTGAGACAATTGGAGAGCGCCAGGAAAGGAATAGAGGCCGACGATAAGCATACACCGGCCGGGAAGAAACTGATCCTTGAAGCGATCGAACAGAGAGTAAAGGAAATAGTAAAATGAAAAGGCCAAAAAATCACATTTCTTGGAGTCAATTGTTAGAGTGGGAAAAAAGTCCGGAGGCATACGAAAAATATATCTCCGGCGGATTCCAAAATATAGAGATGGACTTCGGAGACAAGATTCACAAAGGTTTGAAAAATGGAGTTGATGATCCGGACGTAAACTTTGTAAGAGTGTGGATTCCAGAGCCGGGAGAAAGAGAGGTGGAGATGGAAATTGAAATTGCTCCGGGAGTAAAACTGAAAATAGGAATCGACGGATTAACGGTGGGAAAAGAATCGGCTCACGTCGACGAATATAAAACCGGAAAAACTGCTTGGACGCAAAAGAAAGTAGACAATCACGGACAGATAACAGTTTACGATTTAGGAATTTACATCAAGTACGGGATCATACCAACGAATACATTATGGTGGATTCCAACCGAAGATGATGAGTTCGGAAATATCAGAAAAGCCAATGGTATTCCGAAAGCATTTGAAACAACAAGAAGTCTTTATGATATTATGGCGATGAAAAGGAGACTTGAAAAAGCCTACAAAGAAATCGGGCTATATTATAAGCATAAAAAAAATGGATAAGATTAAATACATTTCACAATCTCTTATTTCAAGACTCGTAAAGATTAGAAACGAGTATCCTGAAATGGATCAGCAAAAGAGGATGCAGAAAGCTATCTCCGAAATGATGGAGGAGGATTCCAAGATATACATGGGAGTCAGAATGCCCGCCGACAAGCCGAAGTGTAGCGAATGCGGTAGAATACTCGCAAAGAGGGAGATAAGCCTCTACAAAGGGCTTTACAGGGCTTTAGTAGAGGTTTACAAGCTATGCATAGAGAAGAAAAAGCACGAATTTAGCATGAAAGAGATTCGGGACCTGATCGGAGGCCATAACGAATATGCCCGGTTCGGAGATTGGGTTTATTTCGGAGGCTTGGTTTACAAGAAAGGAAAATCGCACTATGGGATAAACATACCGCGAGTTGAAGACTTTTTATTCAAAGACAAGAAGATACAAATTAGCGGATACAAGGATCCGATCACGCGAGAGTTTACTCCGACCCGATGGGGAACGAAAGCAGAAATCCCCGGATTAAAAGAATTTCTTAATGCCGAAGGATTATTTGAAGCCAAATATACGGAGGCAGATTTAGGCCTATGAAATATCTTGACCTGGCACTATTTATTACGGCCGTATATTTATTGAAATTAGTAGTGGGGTGGATCAATCGAAAGAGTAGCGAGTTCTTTAAGGATAAGATGTTATAATAACCAAAGTATAATAATATGACAATACTACCATACAATTCACTTGATAGGATGATTAAGCTAAAAGAATTTGATAAGGAAATATATTTATTTGTCGCTAATACTTCTTGGTTATTAGGAATAGCAACAGGATTGGCAATAGCATTGATAATTATTTTATTAAACATATGAAGAAATCAAAATGTTGTGGAGCAGAAATAAAGTATAAAAAAGCAGCTGAAACAAGTATCTATACAATGCTTTATTATTGCTCTAAATGTGGCAAACCTTGCGACACCATAGAAGAAGTGCAAAATGAACTTCAAATAGCTGACGATGCTATTGGACACGATGTATCAGGAACAGAAAGTAGACAAGTGCAAAATGAAGAGAAGATGGAAGATAGATTATTAAGTGCTTGTTGTAATGAAAAAGTAGAACTTACAAAAGACGGTAATGGATATTATTGCACCAAATGTAAAAAGGAGTTTGATGTTTGGGGAAATGAAAGAGAAACACCCACCCAACCAGAGAAGGAGTGGAAAGAGGATATAATAAAAGATTTTAACGATTTTATTAAAAAGTGGACAGGAGAAAATTATCCTCACTTAATAGATACAGATGAAAATGACGGAGAAATATTTAGGCAAAAACTTCAATCCCTTCTATCTCAAAAAGATAAGGAGGTAGAGAAAGCAATTAAAGAAGAACAAAATAAATTATTGCTTTGGTGGAGCAATTCAACAGCAGACAATGATTATACAAGAGGATTCATAGACGGAATAAAAGAGGGATTAGATTCATTAAGTAAATTATTAAAGCCGACCAAATAATAAATAATAAAAAGAATGAAGCCAAAATCAATTATTGAAAAAGGAAAACGAGGCGAGAAAGAAGTTGCTCGCAGGATAGAACGAATGGGACTCGGCCAAGCAAGGAGAGAATCCGGATCGGGAAACGGATTGAAGAAGGGAGATATTTTTGCGAACATTCCATTTTTAATGGAGGTAAAAAATGAAAAGACGACAAACTTTTTACCAAATATTGACCAGGCAAAAGAGCAGGCCAGAATCGGCCATAAAGACCAGAACAAGTGGTGTTTAGTGACAATAGATCCCAGGGGAGTACAAGACCCGGAAAGAATGACAATTTATGCCACGGTTGAATTGGATGAACTTCTCGAATTATTAAAGAGGAATCAGGAACCGAAAGTGAAAGAGCCGGACAAATTATTGAAATATCAATTAGGGCAATTGGCAGAGATATTAAGAAGACTTGAGAATGATCCACTCAATAAGTATGAATATGGTCGAGCAAAAAAATTAAGCAAAGTCATAATTAAAACAATAGGATAATCATATGCCAAAAATATCGAAGCCGTTTTATGGGACAGCCAACAAGGGAAGATTCATGCATCGTGATCCTGAAGAATTTTCAAGATATCTACGAACCTTCGAAGACGGAACGGAGATGGAGATTTACGTTCAGAGAAAAAAGAAATTAAGGACTTCTGGCCAACCAGGAGAGTCAACTAATTTCAACGGATATTATTGGGGAGTTATTGTGCAGATGGTTGCTGATTACATTGGAGATATGGATACCGAGTACGTCAGCAAGAATATAGAATTACAAGTTGGTAATTTTAAGGCAAATAAAAATGGAGACAAGATTCCATTAGGAACGAGTAAGATGACTGGAGGAGAGTTTGCCGACTATTGTATGAAAGCCAGAATATAGGCAAATCAGGAATTAGGGTTAAATATCCCAGAGCCACATCAATACGAAATGTTATAGGTCGACAGTAAAAATAAATTAAAAATAAAACCATGGAAGAAAAACAATATACCATCGGAATCAAGTACACGGTTCAAGTTGAAGTTTTTGCCGAGAACGAAGCCGATGCTTTGGAAAAGGCCAAAGACAAAATAGGAGTCAAAGACGGAAAGTTTAATGACGTTGCCTACAAGATTAAGGCCAAGAAAGTTTTCGGAGATGTTAAGCAAGAATCAAAGTTGCCATTTGCAGAAAAATCAAAGAGAAAGTAAAATATAAATAAGGAGGTAGCAACTTGCCTCCTTGTAGCCGGGGAGGTAGCTCAATTTTGGTAGAGCGGAGGCGGCACTCGAGCAGTAGGATACGTTTTACTGGCCGGAGACCTGAGGTTGTAGGTTCGATGCCTACCCTCTCCACAATAAAAAAAATGAGAGTAAGACAATCGGTACAATTTAGTGGAACTTTTCCTCATCGAGAACATCGTTCTAAAAAAGGAAGAGACAAGTATGGAAACAAAAGCGATCGAGAGTTTTCAATTAGGAGAAAAAAGAAATTAGAAAAGTTAAGGGAAAAATCTCTATATGATTAAATTGTCAATTTCAGTGATGTCTCATCCAAGCCGAGAAAAATACTTCGGATATCTCAAGGAAAAATTAAACAATCCTAAATTTTCAATAGACGTAGACTCGAAGGGGTTGCTTTGGAATTGTGTGAATAGTTGGAAGATGCACGATTTAGATTCAGATTATCATCTCGTTGTTCAAGACGATGCGATAGTGTGTAAAGATTTTGTTGATAAAGCGACTAATATGATTGAGAAGAACGGAAGATATATTTATTCTTTTTATCATGCCAATAGACCTGCATTTAAGGATCAGGTAGAATATGCACTGAAGAATGGAGGATATATAATCAAGAAGAATTTTCATTCAGGATTAGCAATGGCAATCCCGACAGATTTAATTCCGTCAATGATTGAATTTTTTGAAAAGCAAAAAGAACCTGCTGATGACGTAAGAATTGGAATGTGGGCGAAGTCAATAGGAATGTTAAACTTTATACCAATACCAAGTTTAATAGACCATCGAGCAGAGAAAAGTCTTCACGGAAATAATAAGCAAAACCTTTATAGAAAGGCATATAAATTTATAGACAATATATGATCCCTCGAATTTTACATTTTATTTGGATAGGAGAAAAAAAGAGACCTGATTATTGGATGAGTTGGATGGTTAAGAATCCAGAATTTGAAATAGTATTCTGGGATGAAAGAATGATCAATCATTTACGCCTAAAGAACGTAAAACTTTATGATGAATATTATTCAAAAGGAGAATATCACGGAGCGGCCGATGTCGCCAGAGTAGAGATACTTGAAAAACACGGAGGAATTTATATGGACTCAGATTCAATTTGTATAAAGCCAATCAATGATGCAGATTTTATGGAGTCAGAATTTTTTGCAGCATTCGAAGGAGAAAATCATCCAGGAAGAATTGCTAATGGCGCAATAGGATCTGTGCCAGGCCATCCAATCCTAAAAGACTATATTGAGAGTATGGGAAAGGCAATCAAGATAAGGCCAGTCTGGAATACAATTGGAGGAACGATGTTCACGAAATGTATTAATGATTTTATAGAGCAAGATTTTATCGATAGATTTGGAGATGAATCAGATGTTAGAATTTTACCAACTTGCACTTTTTATCCAGTGAATCATAATGGACAAAAGGCTCCTATTGTCGGAGATGTATATGCAGATCAATTGTGGGGAAGTACTAAGAAATTATATAAATAATAAAAAATAAAAATATGTTATCATTCAGAGAAAATATTCCAATAATTTTGGCCGAAGTTGAAAGATTGAATCCAATGAGAGTTTTGGATATCGGAGCCGGAATGGGAAAGTATGGCCTATTGATACGTGAGCAATATCTTTCCAAGAAAGCCGAGAATGGAGAATTGGAACCGATTGACGATATTATTATCGATGCCGTTGAAGATACAGCATATCTTTTAACTGAAAGGATGAAAGGAATATATAATTGTGTTTTTCAAGAAGATATATTCAAGTGTCGTAGCATACTCGGAAATTACGATTTAATTTTATTGATTGATGTGGTTGAGCATTGGACTAAAGGCGATGCACTTTACATAATTGGAGAATTGGTTAGACACGGACCAGTAATGATATCAACACCAAAAAGAACTGGGATGTATAAAGAGCATTTTTACGGAGATCCAAGGCATCACATATCTCAATGGATCCCGGATGATTTTGAAAACTTTAATTACAGAATAATAGAAAGTCCACTAAGTCATATAATATACATCAATGGAAAAAATTGATTTTGTTTACATATTAAGAAGTGACCAAAGATTTAATCGAGGCGAGGAAATAAAATACTCGCTTCGAAGTGTAGAAAAGTATTGCAACCCAAGCAATATTTTTATTGTCGGAGGAGTTCCTGATTTTATCAGCCAAAGAAAAATAATACTGATAAAAGCCGATGATCCTTACCAGAATAAATTATTAAACGCAAAGAATAAAATAATGTTGGCTTGTAAAAACGAAAGAGTGTCAGATAATTTTGTTTTAATGAATGACGATTTTTTCTTTTTACGTCCAGTCAATGAAATAAAGAATTATTCATTAGGAACGATATTGAAAATGGCCGAGACACATAAAACGAAAGGAGGGTATTATTTCAAGGCGATTAATAAAACTATTGAAAGATTAAAAGAATCGGGAATGGATGAGCCGGTAAGTTTTGAGGCTCATTATCCAACAGTAATAAATAAAAAGAAGTTCTTAGAAACCATCAGCCAATTCGATATTAATGAACCATTGCTTTTCAGGAGCATATACCACAATTTAATTGGCACTAAAGGAGTGCTGACCAAAGATTTCAAAATATACAGTGCTTCTAATTTTCTTAAAAAGAGAGAGGGAGAATTTATATCGACAGATGACGGTCCGGCCAGAGAAGAATACTTTAAGAATTGGATACAGAAAAAGTTTCCGGCAAAATCAAGGTATGAAAAAGAATTTGAAAGAGTGTTATTGTGTCAAAGAGATTTTTGTTATAACGGAATAGAATACAAGGCCGGACAAATTCTAAAAGATTTACTTCCGAATGACGTAATGAGAGAGAATCAATTAATATGGGTCTTGCAAGAAAAATAATGCTTTGTTATAATAGAAAAAAGTTAAAAAAAACAACACCATGGATAAAGAAAAACTTCGACAAAAAAAGTTGAAGAAGCAAAAAAAGAGAAAAGAAATTCTCAAAGGAAAAGAAGAATTTGTAAATAATCAAAAAAAGTATTTGAAAGAAAGAATGCAGATTTTTGAAGCCGGAAAAGAAGTAAGGTATTGGAAAACTCATTTTCATTTTCACAAGTGGAGTAAATTAGGAGTTAAAAAACCGGAAGGTGGATTTAGAGTTGTAGGAAAAATCTGCAATATGTGCGGAAAGAAAAAGATGAATACAGACTGGATTAAAATAGCCAAGAAGATTGTTGGCTTTTTGTTTTTTAGAAAGTAGCCGGCAGTTATTAGCCGCTCCCATAAAGTCGAATTATCACTGACCTCCCCGGAGGAGTTAGATGGCAAACATATAGTTCCGCTGTCAAAACTTTTTCGGGTAGCGATAATGGGGCGGTTATTATTTGCCGAGTACAAAATAAAGTTGTATAATATAATCAGTACAAGGAGTGATTCAATAGTGTGCTTAACCGGATATTGCCCTATCTGCAAAAGGCATGGAGTACCGCTGACAAAACATCATAAGTGGAAAACTCACGTCTGGGGTCGCGACAAGAAGAAACAGAAAAAGAAAATTCTTTTATGCCGTGATTGCCACGACAAGGTTGAGGCTGAGATTACCCGCCGGGAGAATATTGTTCTACGGCAACATCCCGAAATATATGTCGGGACATTAAATGAGTTTTTAAGGAGCAACCATGAACGGAGTAGTTTGGTGGAACGGACGGCTTATCCCATTAAGGGAACTTGCCGAAGCACTGGAAATTGAATACAAAGAAAAAAAGGAGGAGGAAAAACAACCTCCTCCCAAAAAAACCATTATGAAAATATCAGACATTAAGACCTATGGAAAGAATGCAAAAGTCCATAACAAGTCTCAAATTAAAAAGATAGCCGACTCGATCAAACGATTTGGATTTAACGTCCCGATCGTGCTTGATAAGAACCATGAACTGATTGCCGGCCACGGAAGACTCGAGGCAAGCAAATTATTAGGGTTTGAAGACGTAAAATTGGGCTGTGCGAGGGCTAAGGTCGGAGAAAGGTACATACCTGCAATAATCGTTGAAGACCTCACAGAAAAGGAAATTAAGGCTTATCGCCTGGCTGACAATAAACTGAATGAATCGCCATGGGATATGGATTTGGTAACCGAAGAATTGAAGTTGATCGGAACCGAATTATTAGACCTTACTGGTTTTGATAAAGATTTAATTTTAGAACCGGGAGCAAAAGACGACGACATTCCGGAATTACCGAAGAAAGCCAAGAGTAAATTAGGAGACGTTTATCAGATAGGGAATCATAGAGTAATGTGCGGAGATGCAACAAAACAAGAAGACGTTGAAAAACTGATGGAGGGGGGGGGGGCACAAATGTGCTTCACGGATCCGCCATACAATGTTGACTATCAGGGAGGAATGGGAACTCATGAGCAAAACAAGAGGTCTGGAATACTGAATGACAAAATGTCCGCCGGAGCATTTAATGATTTTCTTTATCAAGCAATGAGGCCAATCATTAAGAATACGAAAGGAGGAATTTATGTCTGTATGAGTAGCAGTGAACTCGCAAGCCTTAAAGAAGCATTTGAAAGAGCAGGAGGACACTGGCAATCATTTATTATGTGGGTTAAGAATAACTTCACATTAAGCCGATCAGATTACCAGAACACATACGAACCAATACTTTATGGATGGGCAGACAAAACAAAGAATCACTTTTTTATAGACAGAAGAGACATCGCCAATGTATGGGAAGACTTAACTAAAATCAAAACAGAATTTGACGGGAAAGAAACAACGATATCATTCCAAGGTTTCAAAGTGAAGATCAAAGGAAAAGCCGAAGGACAAGTGATAAGGAAGAAACAGCATACAGATATCTGGAGACACGACAAACCAGTATCAAGCGCCGAACATCCCACGATGAAACCGGTAGCACTATGTTTAGAAGCGATAACCAATTCAAGCAAGAGAGGACAGATAGTATTGGATACATTTTTAGGAAGCGGATCAACTTTAATCGCAAGCGAGAAGTCAGAAAGAATTTGCTACGGAATGGAATTGGACCCGAAATACATTGACGTTATTATTCAAAGGTACGTAGACTATACCGGAGACACAAAGATAATAAAGAACGGTAAGAAAGAAATATGGCAACCAACAAAGTAAAGAAAATTAAGAAACATCCAGGAGGAAGACCAACCGTAATGACGAAAGAGACTATTGCAAAACTTGAAGCGGCATTTGCATATAGAGCAACAGACCAGGAAGCTTGTTTTTATGCGAATATCGATATGGCAACACTGTATAGATACGAGAAAGACCATCCGGAGTTTAGCGAGAGAAAACTTGCATTGAAAGAATCTCCTATTTTAGCGATAAGAAAATGTGTTATTGAAGAGGCTAAGGCTAATGCAGATTTAGGATTAAAGTTTTTAGAGAGAGTAAAAAATAATGAGTTCGGATTAAGGAGAGAGATAACCGGGATAGGAGGTGGACCAATAACAATGGAATCTTACGAGAATAAACTAAAAAGAATGAGGGAAGAAGATGCTAAACAAAAAGCAAAAAAAAATTAGCGAAGTAGATTGCCTCTTTGAAATAATGAGGTGGTTTGATAAGCAGCCGAGAAAATACATCGAGGAATCCCTATGGATAAAAGACAAGGCCGGAGAGGAAAGACTTCTCAAGTTTAACAATGCGCAAAGTTTAGTTGATGAAGCAATTCAGCGACAGAAGGACAGAGGAATGCCAATCAGAATATTGGTCGTGAAAGCGAGACGTGAGGGAATTTCAACCCAGTGCGCCGGATATACATTTGAAAGAACGGCCAGATACGAGAACACGAACTCATTGATTATTTCTCACGAGCAGGAATCAACCGAGGAAATATTCGACATGAGCAAATATTTCTACGATAAGTTGCCGGAAGCCGAAAGGCCGATGAAGAAGTATGACAACAAGAAACGTTTAACATTTGAAAACCCGGATGAGTTAACCAAGAGAGATAATCCCGGATTAAGAAGCAAGATTATTATTGCGACCGCGGGAAAGATTAGAGTAGGAAGAGGATTAAACATCCATTGCTTGCACGGATCAGAAGTCGCCCACTGGCCAAAGGCAAAAGAGTTGATGGTGGCCGTGCGTCAATCAGTTCCTAATTTAGCCAACACAATAATTATTTTGGAATCAACATCAAACGGAATTGCTGGCAGAGGAAAGTTCTTCTATGATTTAGTAAACGAAACGATTGCCGGAAAGACAGAATACACTCTCGTATTTCTTCCATGGTTCATTATGGATGAGTATGAGATAGCACTCGAGAAAGGAGAAAAATTTGAAATGGACAGTTATGAAAAGAGCATTATTCCTGAAATGGAAAAGTTCGGAATAAAGGACAAAGAAAAACAAATCAGAAAATTAAATTGGAGACGTTGGGCAATACCTAACCTAACCAATGGAGACGAAGACCAGTTCAAACAAGAGTACCCCGCTACAGTTCAAGAATCATTTATCGCATCATCAGGATTAGTTATACCAAGACAGTTAATTGACTCGCAGAAAGTTTATATTAGGAAACCAATTAGAGTTAGCGAGGAAGGAGTAGAGATATATGA